AATACTTAAAACAGTTTGGATATTCATATGAAAAGTTTATTCCTGAGATAATAAAAAATGCAACACCAGAACAAATTGATATATTCTTATATTATTATATTTTAGGTGATGGTTGTTGGACTTCATCTATGCCATGCATGACTACTGTTAGTAAGAAACTTGCTGACGACTTACAAGAGATAATACAAAAGATTGGAAAATCATCAAGTATATCTACAGTAGAACCAAAGGATTCTATTATTAGAGGAAGAGAAATAAAGAAAGAAAATTGTAGACTTGCCTATTGTTTAAGAATAAGAAACTCAGAATATCAACAAACATCTATTGATAAAGTATATTACAAAGGTAACATTTATTGTGTATCAGTTCCGAACGAAATACTATATGTCCGCAGAAATGGAAAACCAGCATGGTCTGGTAATAGTATCGATAGCCTTTTTGGTAAGCTTGAATATGCGTTGACTTCATTACCTAAATGGATGATGCCGCCAAGATTTAAAATAGAAAATGATAGAACCAAAATGAAGCTTATGAGAAAGGATAATGGTAATCAGATTACTGGAGATACAATGCATGCTAACTTTGGTAGAGGTCCTCGTAAGACAGCTATCTTCTTTGATGAGTTAGGTTTCTGGGATGAAGCTAAGAATGCTTGGGAATCTTCTGGTGAAGGAACTAACTGTAGATTTGCTAACTCAACTCCTTGTGGTATGAACTTTTATGGTTTGTTGAGAGAAACTGGTATTAGTAAATTTACTATGCATTGGAAAGATAATCCTTTCAAAGACCAGGAGTGGTATGATTATCAATGTTTTAGATATTCTCCTGAAGCAGTTGCTCAGGAAATTGATATATCATATTCTAAATCTTTGGAAGGTAAAGTATATCCTGATTGGAATGATGTTAATGTCAAGAAAGAACAAATCGATTATGATCCAAACCTACCATTATATGTTAGTTGGGATTTTGGGAATACAGATGATACTGCAATAATTTGGGCACAACCATATCAAGGTAGACTACGAATAATAGATACATACTCTAACCATGGAAAGGTTATAGATTTTTATATTCCGTTTGTTAATGGTATAGTTGATTCTGGAACTCATCCTTATAATCCTAAAGATTTAGAGAAGATAGAAAAACATAAGTATTGGAAAGCTGGTGTACATTTCGGAGACCCTGCAGGTAGATTTAAAAACTCAGTAGTTGATAAAACAGTATTTGATGTTCTTAGGAATAATGGTATACATGTAAACTTTAAAGATGAATGGAAACATTTTCATATTAGAAAAGAAAAAACTAGACAATTGATTCTTAATGGAATTGATTTGAATATGAATAGTGATGTTAAATACTTTGATGTATGTATAATGAACGCAGCCTATCCAAAAGTTAAAAGAGAGGGTATAGAGTTTACTCAATCAAAACTCCCTCGCCATGATAAAACATCACATTTTAGAACATCCTTAGAATTTATGGCTCTTGGTTTAGATGAAAAAGGAGTCGGTCGACAAAAAGTTATTAGAGATAAATTTCAACCAACTAAGTTCACAAAACGTAGAGCTGTTGGTTATTAGAATTATGGAAAGTGAACAAATAAAAAAAATAGGAAAGATTGTATATATGAAATTATTTGATGATTTCGGTTATATAAAGAATCCTATATATGTATCTTATATAGAAATTGATGGTAATCATTATGATTGTAAAAAGATTTTTTGGAGGTTTTATTATATAATAGATTAATTATGAAAATAAAAGATATACAAATTATTACAGCTAAAGAATTAAAAAAATTAAATTGTTTAGAATTTATAAAGTTATTTAAAATTTATTTTAAGAAATAATATGCATGCAGATTTTAAATCAGCTTACAAACACTCAGGTAGTCGATATTTTAGAAGGTTTCTAAAAGATTGTAAACATATAAGTTCACATATTAAAGTGAAGAGAATTAAACATGGGTTCTTTAGAATATATTTTAAGAATAAATATATTGGTGAATGTTATAAAGAGATGCCTTTAAGGGGTTATGATATTGAAGAGATTGATAATCGTTTTGAAGATAAGAAGTTCTGGGAGAAGAGAGAAGATAGAGCAGACCTTACAAGAAAGATTAAGAATTATGTTGAAGGATATGTAGAAACCATAGATATGGTTAGAACAAGTATGTACATGATGCGAACAAGTGCCGAACATAATAAAGAAGCTGAAGCTGCTTATTCAACTAGAACCGTAAAATAACTTGATGAAATCAATTGATTGATTACATCAATCCCTTGACAAATAGAAGTAACTATGTTATACTACTAAATAATTAATTAATATATTATACAAATGTCTAAAGAAGAAAAAAATATCCTTACTGATACTTCAAATGAAATTGAAAGGTTAATACCTACCGAAGCTGAAACAACATTACTTAGTGAAATCACTGAGAAGTTTCGTGAGACTAGAGACCAGAGAAATAGGGCTTATAATTATTTCGATAAAAGAAATATTATAGATTACATTGAAGATTCAGTAATAAGATTTACAACAAACATCGATGAGAGAAATGATATAGAAGACTGGCAGGCTAGAGTACATGACCAGATTACAAGGTCTAAAGTCCTTGCTGTTCTTGGTAAAGTTGTATCTGTATTACCTATTGCAAAATTTATGGCAAGAGGTGATGAAGATTATAGAAAAGCAACTATACTAACTTCATTATATGAATATGCAGAAGAGATGGATGACTATGAAGAGTTCATGGTGTATTTCCTAATGGAAGCTATTGTTAAAGGTACAGCTATTGGATATGAAGATATAAATACTAAGACAAGAAAAAAGAGAAACGTAAAAGGTATTGGTAGCGATATGACAGTTTCAGAATATACTGAGAATACTGTAACCTTACCAGCATCTATTGTACCACTAGAAGATTTCTTTCCTGCATCTGTAGGAATAACCAATGTAAAGAAACAACCTTTCTGTTTTTGGAGAAGTGAAATATCTTGGGCACAATTTAAAAATGAATGGACTATGTACGAAAGAAGTGAGATGGTTCAACCATTCCAATCATTATTTGGTAAAGATGAATTTAAACCTTATTACAGAGATTATATTTCTGATAATACTAAAGAAGGAAATGTAGAAATACTAAGATACTATGATGTAGATAATGACCAGTTTATTATCATGGCAAATGGTATATGGTTAAATCCATTAGAGATTGGAGACGCACCATTTGTTGCACAACCATTACCTTTCAACCATAAAGAATTACCTTTCTTTGATACTAAATTTGACTTCTTTGGTTCAGACTTTTTCTACGGAAAATCTCTACCAGACAGATTAAGTGCTTGGCAAGATGTTTTGAATGTATTAACTAACATGACGTTAGACCAATCATTCCTATCAATCTTTCCACCAATCTTGACAGCAGGATTTGATGACATCGAAGATGATTACCTACGACCAGGAAGACGTATCCCAATGGATACAGGAGGTTTACCTTTGAATCAGGCAGTAATGAAATTAGACCCAGGAGTTCCTACAGGATGGAATCAATTTATATTACAATACACACGAAGAGTTATGGAAGAAGCTTCTGTAGATGCAGTATCATCAGGTACAGCAGGACAGGGAGATAGAACTACAGCAACAGAAATTGCTACAGCTTCTGAGGGAGTTACAGCAGTATTGGGTATCTTTGCAAGAATGGCTAAGGTAGCTATTAAGAGAAAAGCATTATTGAAGTCAGCAAACATATTACAGGTTTGGACAGACCCAAAGAATCCAGCAGTTGTTAAAAGTGTTCTTGGTGAAGATGGAGCTGAAGAAGTAAACGGAGCTTTCAATACATTCAATATTAGAAATACAGTATTGACAGGTGGTAAGAGAGGAACTAAGATAATTGAATTTTATAAGAATAGAGAGTCTCTACCAGGTAAAGATGAGTTACAAGCAAGAGAAGCTATCTTCAAAAAGGAAACTGGAAGTGAAATAGATATTGATGCTATTACTCCAGGATATATTAGAAACTTCAGGTCAGATGTAGAAACAGTAGTTTCTCCAAAGAGTGAAGGTTCAAGAGAAGTTGAAAAAGCAATACAATTAGAAAAAATTAAAGTATATAAAACTTTTTTTCCTAATTTAATAAATGATGAAGAATTACTTGCTACAACAGCCGAGAAGATGGGAGATGACCCTTCAAAGATAATTAATAAGAATATACTAGCACCACAACCAGAAACACCAGGAGGAGCTATGGATCAAACCATGCCACAGAACCCAGCAGGTAATGAAACAAACAACGCAGTTAGAGGAGCACAATTAGGAGGGTCGAACCAATTGAGACAATTATCATCACAACTTACAGGTTAAATAATATGTGGTTTAAAAAAGAAATATTAGTTAATGAAATAGATACATTAACTACTAATGAATTAGAAGTAGTATTACTTGAAAGATATGGGGATTTACCAAAGGAAATTGTAGAGAAAGAATTAGAGAAGAAGATAATAGAAGACTTGAAGAATATAGATGGATTTAATAAATATCTACAAGCATTAATGAACCAAGATATCATTAGATACTTTGGTGCACAGGATGAAGCTTCAAGGAATCAAACAAGAGGAGCATTTCACAGAACATTATATCTTAAAAATAAAGTCAAAGCAAAACCTAAATTAGATAAAGTTGACAATAAGAGATATAACAAATAGATTTGACAAAAGTATAATTTTATGTTATACTACAAATAACTAGCAGACTTAGAGTAGTCTGTGTAGGATAGATAAAGGGTGGTCGATACCTATTTCTATCTTACACAAACTACTTTATGTAGTAGTTCAAACTTAGGTGGGCATAACCACCGCTGGGCATAACCAGTTAAAAAAGTGTTAATAACGGAAATTAATAATTATTAATTTCTTAACTAAAAAGTGAAAAGTTATGGAACAAAAATTAGATAAGGATGGAAATCCTATCGAAGAGGTTATTGAAGAACCTACTATGACTCCAGAGGAGAAAATAGTAAAATTGGAAGCAGATAATGCTACCTTACTTCAAACAAAGGAAACTCTTGTAAATGAGGTACAAGAAATTCGTAAGAAGAAACAATTAACGGAAGAAGAAAAAGTTACGCTAACTGCTAAAGTAGCCGAGTTAGAAGCATTAAAAGAACCTACACCACCAGGAGAAACTCCTGATGTTGCTAAGGTTGTTGAAGATTTATTCAAAAAGAAGAATGAAGAATCAATTAAGAAAAATATGGGTAAAGCTATGGATACGTTCATAACTAAACATCCAGAACTTTCTCCTGCTAATGATGAAGCTGGTTTAAAGAAAGCTGCATTTGATAGAAAACTTGCTATATTTAATACAAGTAGTCTCGAAGATGAATCTGATTTCTTATCTATATTTGAA